CCTGCCATGTGGAAAGGATGCATTAGAATGTTGTGCTCTGCTTGGAACACAAACATAAAGTTGAATGTACCTGAAATACCTAGTGGCATTCCGTCAGAGAATGAACCTTGACCGAAAGGATACACAAGGAATACAGCGAATGCTGCAGATACTGGTGCTGAATATGCTACACATATCCAAGGTCTCATACCTAGTCTGTATGATAATTCCCACTGTCTACCCATGTAGGCAGAGATTCCGATTAGGAAGTGGAAGATTACCAACTGGTAAGGACCACCATTATATAACCATTCATCTACAGTTGCTGCTTCCCAGATTGGGTAGAAGTGTAGACCGATAGCGTTTGAAGATGGGACAACTGCACCAGAGATGATGTTGTTACCATATAAGAAAGAACCCGCTACTGGTTCTCTGATTCCGTCGATGTCGACAGGAGGTGCTGCTATGAAAGCAACGATGAAGCATGCTGCTGCTGCGAGCAAGCATGGAATCATGATAACACCAAACCAACCAACATATAATCTGTTGTCTGTTGATGTTACCCATTCGCAAAACTCTGGCCATCCCGCTAGGAGTCCACCAGATTTTCTTTTGCTTAGAGTTGAAAGAGTTGTCATTAGTAAGACGTTTTAAGTAGGGCATCAAGGGTAGATGCGAAACTTATTTCCAGTAATCCCTCACTACTGGATATGAAAGACGAAGTATTATACTGCCTATAGGTCTTGGTTTGAGAGCAGTTGTGCAACTGGATGGCGATCCTTTCGAGTCCTATTGCAAGGTTAAGTTTACATTTCTTAACGTAACTTCCATACTATATATGCATTTCAACATTTTGTCAAGCCCAAATTTCCTCTTTTAAATGCTCGTGCATGGTTGGCATCTGCTCTGCTAGTTTCTTGACAGCATTGTGATGTGTTATCCACTTCTGTGTATCAAAATCTACCCACTCATTAAAGTATCTGTTGAGTCTCTCGTTGACGTTGGTATAACCTGACCCTGCAAGGATGTAAACGATAGGGTCTTCGCCATGAGGTATCTCTTCTCCTGTTACCATTGCTTGTAAGATTACTTTATGTGCTCCACTTATCTCATACTCTATCTCATCTGTAATGTGTCTCCAGAATGGTGTGTCTCTACGTCTAGAGTAATAGTAATGTGACTCTACAAATTCTCTCCACCCATCCATGTGCTCTGCTAAGTTGTAATTATATCTGTCTCTAGCAAACTGGCCTGGTAATGTATCTTGCTTGAGAATATCTATGAGTGCAAGGATACCATGATGTGTATTGAATAATGATGTAGATTCTAATGGCTCAATGAATCCATATGATAATCCAATAGCAACACAGTTAGCAGTCCATGCTCTATCATGTCTGCCTTGTTTAAATTCTATCTTTCTATAGTCTTCGTATCCAAACTCTTCTGCAGCATCTTTCTCTGATTGAAACTTAGATGAGTATACAAATCCTTTACTGATAAAATCCCATGTAGGTATAGTCCACTGCCATCCTGCAGTTTTACCTTGAGCATTTGTATATGCTACCATCTCTTCTTCTATATTAGTAGAGTAATCTACTTTAGTAACCAGTGCAGTATCAGTAAGAATATTATCGTATGGTATCCAGTCACTTGTCTTGTCAAATAATACTGATGACTGTCCAGTGCAATCAATAAACAAGTTAGCATATATTTCTTGGCCATTGACTACAAGGTGGTGGATTCTTTTATCCTTAGACCCCTGCATGACTCTCTCATACTTAACGTTTGTAACCTTATCATTAATTACCTTAGCACTATCACAATACTTCTTAAGATATTCACAGAAACTAGCAGCATCTATATGAAAACTTCTATCCTTTTCTATTTGATAAGGAGTTATAAGATGATTGTTTAGTGGTAGTTTACCCTGCTCTGCTACAGTAACAAAAGGCATAAACAACTCTGCAAATGGAGGGACATCTAAACCCATTGCCTTTGCGTACATCCACTCATGATATGATACGTCTGCTCTTATTGATTGACCATTAGGATAGTGAAAAACTTCACCTACCTTACTAAAATCTTGAAACCTACTGCTTGATTTGTATGTTGCTCTTGCTTCTCTTAAAAATGTCTCGTCATCAATCTCCATATACTTTAGATACTGATTGATGTGTGGTGTTGTAGATTCTCCCACACCAATAGACTCGCCACCTTCTATGATAGTTATATTCCAGTCACCAAATGTCTTACAAAGAGCAGCAGTTGTCATCCATCCTGCTGTGCCACCACCTACTATGACTACATTCATTTCTTTTTCTTCCTCAACCTCTGCTCCATTTTAGCATAGGCTATGTCTGCTGCTGTCCATAGGTGTGGGTTTTTAATAATTTTTTTGATTGCTTTTTTGTTTGTTATCATGAGTATCTTGCCATTTATGGTAATGCTTCATGAGTTTTTCGGATGCGAAACTTACAATGTCACCACCGTGACGTTGCATTCCTTCTTCATTTGTTTCTATATTATTGAGATATCCTTCTGCAACCACGTGGTCACAAAACTCATACGCTGATTTATTTATACTGATATTGTGATGAATCAAACACAAAAGAGCAAGTTTCCTCTGCTCTGTCATACCATCGTCCATTCTATACTCAGGAATCATAGCTCTACCCAATGAGATTTCATGTCATCTTTGACATCCATATTATAACCACGGTCATCCATAATGTCAAATGCTATTGTGATTCTTTCTACATCATCTAGATGTCTATCAGTGCCATGCTTCAACCATGTTGGGAAGATAGTCATCTTGTTAGTAGCATTCGGAGAAGACCATGGCTTAACTCCGTATGGATTGTAGTAATTAGTATTGGTTGGATATAAATCTTCGTTTACTTGAATGCATAGGTGTCCACTTAGATGTGAATATGGACTGAATCCATGACAGTGGACTTTAATCTTCTGATTCTTACGCATGACGTTTGCCCAACACTGCACATATATTTTACCTTTATACTCAAAGTCTAATCCCTTTAGAAATTCGTCATGTAAATAACGTATATCTGTCCTTAGTCCTCCTGCATTCTCAAAATCTAATAAGTTATAACGATTAGACCTAGCAGTTAGACTTTGTTTACCAAGTCCAGTGCCCCAATCATGCTCGTATTCATACTTACATACTATCTCTTTCTCTTTTCTTAAAATCTCTTCCTTTAAATCAGAATAATCTAACTTCGATACCTTCTCCCCTACGTAGTAATCCCAGTAAGGAGCGAAGGGTGTAAAAGTTTCACACTTGAAGTTAAAAATCTTCATCAGGTAATTGTTTGAATACTAAAAGCGGCTCGTTAACATCTTCCATTTCTGGATGAGGTTTATAGGCTCTCATTGTATCATTATAACTCTTTACTTGTGGTTTGTCAAAGTCTCTCAATGTAGAAGACATCATCTTCCACATAAAAGCAAAGGTCATACCGAATATACCTATGAAAAATGTTAGGTATACGAATACTGATACTTCATTCATGTGTATTGCTGTGGTTTATTATTCATGGGAACAACCTTAAAGGTCTCGAATTGAGACCCAAGATGTTTTTGCGCTATGTGACAGACATTCTCGAGGAATGCTGCTTTGTGTTTGGTCTTGTTGGAATACTTTTTAAGTGTAATCCACTCTCCTTTTATTAGTCCAAGAAGAGCAAACCTTTCTTGCTCCACGATAACCTCTGTCAACTACTTTTATATAGTTAAACAGATACTGTTGCGAGAGTTGTGCTTAAACTTACTGCACATAGGAATATCCATGGCACAGATTTAATTGGTATACGTTTCATTTTTTTAAAGTGCGTAAGCGATTGTTGGTGCTATTGCTACTGCTGCTACCACTGCACCAAAGAGTGATACGCTGATTAAGTAAGTTTTCATAGTAGTCCTGCTGCTCCTGCTGAAATTCCTACAGTAAGAAAAAAACCAAACTCGAGAAGGTCTCGAGGAAGGTTTGTGTTAAGTAATAGTAATGACAACTCTATCATGAGTATTTATACTTATGTGCCTTGTGGGAGGTAGTTATATACTGGACTCATGACTCCGCCACCCCCATCGTCATCATCATCATCGTCATTAAATGGCAAGTCACTTAGCATCAACCAACTGCACAAGAATACCGTAATTACTGGTAAAAATGGAAACAGTATAGTGCTAACCCAAGTATTGTAATCTGCCTCTAATATCATTAAACAAATCCTGGGATGATTTGTCCTGTTGTTAGGTATGCTCCTAGTCCTGCAACGATACCTAGCATTGCTAGTCTACCGTTTAACTTTTCAGCAACAACCTTTTCCTTTTCGATTGGTTTAGGTGTTGTCATTAAAAGATACCTGGGATTAGTTGTCCTGTTGTAGCGTATGCGCCAACTGCTGCTACGAAGCCAAGCATTGCTGCCCAACCGTTAAATCTTTCTGCTTCTGGTGTCATGATTGTGTCCTAGATTAATTGAATAAATGTGTCTTTAGAATCCTAAGATGCCAAAGAAAAAGAAACTGCCTGTGGCAATGTATGATATAAGTCCTGTAGTAAAACCGAGCATAGCAAGTCTTCCGTTGATTTTCTCAGCGTTAGGACCATAACCCTCATACTCTGAATCGAGATAAGGAACTGGCTCAGTCGGATACATGTTTTGTCTTCCACCTGATTCGGTTACAGTAGTCATTGTGTTAAGTTATGTAACAATGTATATACTATATATCAAATTGTAAACTTTGTCAAGGGGTGTGTGACACTTTCGTGACTGTCTTTCGTTTTTTTAATAAGAAATATAACTTATTCTAATGTCTCGGTCTCATTATTAAACTGAATATAGTCTTCCATATTGACGTCGGGTGTGAATCCAATCTCAAATCCACCGTATCCTGACGTAGAATCATCTGTTAAGAATACAGGTCCTGCCTCTTCGTGCTCGTGCTTAGGCATCTCGTCTCTAATTGATTTTAGTCCTTGATAGTAATGGAAGAGTAGACTTAGTGTTTCATCTTTTAACTCTTCAGTTTCCAAAGCGTCTTGGAATGCTGCCTTTGCATAGTGGACAGCTTTGTCAAAATTTTGGCAGGACATGGTAATAAAGTTAGTTGTTTTTTATATAGGCTTGGACTTCATCGGATGGGTCTAACCACTTTGTGTATTCAAAGTCTTCGATGGCAGTCTCTAATTGCATACCGTTATCACATAGATACATGTCTTTGTATCTGTCTGTGTATTCGTTGTATTTTTGAATGCGATAGTCAGGCATTCCGTTATCAAGAGTCCCTGCTTCGATGTATCGGTAAGGGAATCGCTCTGTGATTACTATAGGTTTCATGTGTGGTTTGAATAACCTTGTCATTATAGCACACTATGTGAAAGAAAACCACCCTGTAATGATAAATTTTTCTGATGTATTGGAAACCACACCTCTGTGGAAGTGAGTCCAATCTGATGGCCATATGACAGTGTATCCTCTCTTAGCAGGCACATACTTGTCTTGATGAAACCACTCTGTGCCTCCGTCAGGCACGTCATTCAAATATGTCATAAACACTAAGTGTCTATAGACATTCCCAGGTGAAGAGTTTGCCCTTTCTGTGTGCCACTGTTTGAATCCACCACCAATAGGATAGTGTTGAAGGGATAGTGGCTCTACTATCTCAAATCTAGATAACTCTGCGAAAGGAAACCTCTCTAGATATTTATTCAATACCTCTTGAAGTTGCATCAAATAGTTATGAATCTCTGGCACATGTAATGAAACAGGAACATGTAAGTCTAGTGATTCCTTGTAGTCTTTATCAACATACTTATCTCCATCCGTATAAACCATACCTTCATGACGAGCAAGTATATTTTGATGATGCCAGAAATGATATAGTCCTTTGACTACACTCTCTTCAATATAGTCACCCCATATGAAGTCTGACTCTTTCTCACACAGTTTACCTTTGTAGGTTACGATTTCTTTCAACAGTCCTCTCGGTAGTCTCTAATAATTATTCTGGGGTCACCCTCTTCCTCCCAGAGTGTGCGTTTGACTATGTCAACTTTACCTCTCATATTATATGAAATGATTGTGCGTGGCACATCTGATTTATTATCTTCTGCTTCGTGTGTGATATGGGATGGGAAGATTACCATGTCACCTTCTTTTACTGGTGGCAAATAGTCTTCTAACTTTCCATTCCAAGGATTACTAAATGGAGAATAGAATTTAGTTGGAAGATGCACTTTATCATCATAGTCCAAGTAAATTACTGACGACCATCCAGATGCACCATGATTGTGACAACCATGTGACATCCCTTTCAATGCAGTTTGAAACCACATGTCAGTGAATTCTACACGTGTTTTTCCTGTGAAATCCTGTAGGTAAGGAGTGATGATATCAATGACAACATCACTCCAATCAGGAAGTTTATACTTTAAGTCTTCATCGAAGAAGTCTGTATAGACTTGTCCGTTAGATTCAAGCATAGACTCTTGTATGTTTGGTAGTGCCTCTTTGATTTTCTTCTTGGCAATGTGCCAATTCGCAATCTCATAATGTATGAGGGGCACACTAAACATACTAACAACGGTCATCGCATCTCCTGCAACTCACGAATTCTTTCACTGACAACTATAGCGTCATCAATGCGTCCTTCATTAACTAAGGTATGCAGTTGGTCAATAAGTATTTCTACAGCATCCATCAGAAAATCGGAATCTTCTTGATACTCCATTGGTTTACCTAGGTACAACTCATCTATTATATAGGTGACCTTCCTACTTGTCAACCCCAAAATTCTTGACAAACCACTCTGCGTCCACAACTACTAGAGGTTTCTTACGATTCTTTTTCATGAAGAGTATAGGCTCGTGGTCTCCTGAGTTTGCTTCTGCCTGTGCGTATGCTTCATATACATTCAACTTCTCTACATTCTTACACTCAATACTGAATGGGAATTTCTTTCTGGCATCCCTTGCCATGATTATATCTTCTCCTCCTGCACCCATACTCCTAGACTCAATGTCCTCAGGGTGTACGTTACGATGCTCAATGAGCATGTCCCTTACCCATTGCTGAAAGCGTCTGCCTTTTCCTTTAGCACTTTGTGTTTTCAACCTTTATAATCTGTAAATTTCAATTTGATTCTTGGCTCGTCTTCAAATAAGATGTCACCAGACTCTTGCTCTGTTGATGATTGCTCATCATCTAGGGGCGAGTCCCAAGGTTCTCTTTCCATTATTCGATGACGTCCTTATATGATAAGGATGCTGCAGGCTTGTTGTATGCTGCCTCAAGATATCTATCTGGGTTTTCCTTGATAGCATCATCTAATTCTGCTGACAACTCTTTAAGTTGTTTTGCTATTTCTTTTATTCTATTGTAATTCATATTAGTATTACCTTAAAGAAAAGGAGACCCTAAGGTCTCCTATATTATACATGTTATTTCTCTGTTTGTCTAGGGTCAAACAGATTCCAGTTATTCATATTGAATGGTTGTAAATATACCCATTTTGCGTAATGGATGCCCCTGTAACATAGCATTGCGAATACTCGCTCAGGGTCGTGTTTCTCAGGATCATACTCTGGTAAATCTGATGTTGCACCCCAGCTAAAATGGATTTTTAGCATTGTCTTATACCCTCAATGATTGAAGAAGGCGAACCTCTCCATAGATTAAGGTTAAAACAACTGCAATTCCAAGAGAAATTTCTGCAACTATTTGCATACTGCCTCCTTGTTTACTGGGACTCCTCGATACACGAGCTCTTTGTTGTTACTCACGAGTTGCTTAGGACGATTTGTATCGTACTTGACTCCTCTGTATGTGACTTGTGCCATTTGGTTTTCTCCTAAAGTAATTGGGTGGTTTAATTCCCGTTCCTTCAGTCGGCTTTTGCGTCCTTACAATACAAACCATGTGTTTCACCGAAGTCATAATACAAATCGATAACTTCCTGTCTATCTTTATCGCTAATGTCTGGATAGACCTTAGCACGATTAACAAGAGTGTCAATGTCTGCACATGATACTGTAATTACAGTGGCAATTAAAGTTTCAATCATAAGGATGAACGATTCCGTTCCGAGTCGGCTTACTTGCGTCCAATGATGTAAGTGTTACACTCACCTTCAACCTTTGTCCTAAAGTAATCTATAAGATACTCTTGAGCATCGGGTGTGTGATTCGGATTGCTCAGAATCTCTACCCTCTGGTTATTCCATTCCTGACATGACATTTGCCAATGGTAAGTGTTATGCTCAGAAATGAGAAGTGCTAGTGCTAAACTTTCCATTTGGATGAACGTGTGGACATCATAACATATCCACAACTATTTAGCAATGTTTTGTAACAGAGACCGTATACGGTATCATTTATTACTTTTTTTTCTTCTTCTTGGTTGGTTTGGTAGCCGCTTGTGTCTTTTTAAATGATTCTTCACCTGTTTCAAAAATCTCAAGTGGTCCTTGATACCAAAGGTCGGGTCCAGGCCATGAGTGTCTTCCCCACCATCCGTCTTTCTCCTCATTCATATTATTCATAGGTTTATAGTTTGAAACCACTAAATGTATTCTTGTCAACGTCCTGTTTAATACCACCGACAATGTAAGATTCTATCTCTGTCTCTTGTGGAGCATTCTGTTGTCCTTTAGAGTTGAGCCAATGCTCAGTCCAAGGTAAAGGATTATTCCTTGCGGGTATATCATACATGGTTTCTAGTCCGATTGCTTTCATGCGTCTATTGGCAACCCACTCGATGTATTGATGCAATAGTTTTTCGTTAAGACCTATCATGCTACCGTTAGAAAAGAGATAGTTTGCCCAGTCTTTCTCTTCGTTGACTGCGTTAGCAAACATCTGACGCACATTCTCTTTCTCTTCTTGTGCAATCTGTTGCATGTCAGGGTCATCACCCTTCTTCCATTTGTAAAGTATCTTCTGTGTCAACGCAAGGTGTTGTGATTCGTCTCTTGCAATAAGGGATATGATCTTAGCTGACCCTTCCATAAGCTTGAGCTCACCGAATGCGAAAGAGCAAGCAAAACTAACGTAAAAACGAATACCTTCAAGGATGTTGACATTGGCAATAGCTCTATAAAGTTTACGTTTGACATCCCTTAGAGTCCACTGTGATGTGGGGGATTCTTTCCAGTCTGGTTTCCACATATTACTTTCAGCATACTCACCTACTACATCAAGAAACTCATCGTATGCTTTAGTGACTGACTTAGCACGAGAGATAATCTTCTCGTTATCTAATACAGTATCAAAGACCTCACCTGGGTCAGGATATACATTCTTAATTATATGTGTGTAAGAGCGTGAGTGTATCTGCTCCATGAATTGCCAGACACCCATGCATCCTTCCAACTCAGGTAGTGAGCAGTAAGGAGAGAATGCCATCCCAGGTCCTCTACCTTGCACAGAGTCTAATAAGATTTGATACTTGAGGTTAGAAGTATAGATATGCTTCTGTTGCTCTGTCAATGTCTTATAGTCTGACCTATCCTTTTGTAAGGAGACTTCTTCTGGTCTCCAGAAATATCCTAATTGTGTTTGTGTTAACTTATCAAAGTCTGGATACTTATATTCGTCGTATCTTTGCATCCCTAAGGGTGCACCAAAAAACATTGGTTGCTTTTTGGTATCAGTTTTCTTGTCGTTGAATACTGTTACGCTCATGTGTTTTGCCATTTAAACTTTACAACTATCACAGTCTTCTTCTGACTCTGTGCCATGAAGAATATCATTAATTAATTGCTCTGTCCTTGCAGTGCTTTCTGCATCGACATCTTTTTTATTATCGTATGTATTTTGATAGTATGAGGTTTTCCAACCGTATTTGTATGTTGTTAATAAGTCGTTTGCCATTACAGACACAGGGACTTCATTATCTGGATAGTTTTCTGGATTGTATGACCAGTTTCCACTGATTGCTTGGTCAAAAAACTTCTGCATGATAGCAGTCACGTTAATGTATCCCTCGTTACTAGGCATGTCCCACAGGAGCGTGTAATTATTCTTGTAAGTTGTAAACTGTGGTACAATTTGTTTAAGAGGTCCCTTCTTGGATTTCTTAACGGACAAGTAGTCTCTAGGTGGCTCGATTCCATTGGTTGCGTTTGACACAACGGAGCTAGATTCCGATGGCATTTGTGCGGACAGAGTGCTGTGCCTGAGTCCCCATTCGGCAATGTCATCGCGTAAAGAATCCCAATCATACTCGTATGATACTGTAACTAATTCATCGACTTCCTGTTTATATGTATCTATTGGAAGGATTCCATCGATGTATTTTGTGCGATGGAAAGCATCACATGCACCCTTCTCTTTAGCAATGTTATTAGATGCTCTAAGTAGATTGTATTGGAAGGATTCAGTTAGTTTATGAGTGAGGTCATACGCTTCTTGACTATCATATTTCACACCATTCTTTGCGAAATAATGTGCTAGACCAATGAAACCTATACCGAGTGACCTACGTGCCAACGTAGAGCGTCTCGCTGCAGGTACAGGATACTCTTGATAGTCAATCAATTCTTCTAGTGCTCTTACTGCAAGGTCACATAGATTCTCCATCTCATTGAGGTTGCGTATCTTACCTACGTTAATAGCAGATAGTATACACAAAGCAATCTCACCATCCTGACTATCAATATGATTGATAGGGTCAGTAGGTAGAGTAATCTCTTGACATAGGTTACTCATGTTGACTTTGTCTTTGAATGATGAATGACTATTACAGTGGTCAATATTCATCAGGTATAGACGACCAGTCTCTGCTCTCTCTTTGAGTAGGTCTAGGATTAATCCTTGAGCACCGACTCGTTTGGAGGGGATGGATTCATCAGATTCGTAACTGCAATATAACTCATCAAACCTATCGGTCCCAAAACTCTCATACAAATCAGGAACATCATGAGGGGAAAATAACGTGATTTCTTTATTTTCGATAAAACGTTCATAGAATAACTTGGATAGTTGAATTGAATAGTCTAGTTTTCTGACACGATTATCCTCAGTCCCTTTGTTATTCTTAAGGACGATGATATCTTCTATCTCTTGATGCCAGATTGGGAAGTGGACTGTCGCGCTTCCACCACGAATGCCATTTTGAGTGCAGCATCGGACAGTTGCCTCAAACTTTTTGAGGAAAGGGACAACACCTGTGTGCTGTACTTCTCCGCCCCTGATTTTAGCGTTGATGCCACGGATGCGACCCGCGTTGATACCAATGCCCGCCCTTTGAGCAACATAGTAGCCGATAGCCATGTCACTGCTAAAAATGCTATCGAGGGTGTCATCAACATCAACAAGAACACAGCTTGCAAATTGTCTGAGTGGCGTCCTAACACCCGCCATAACTGGAGTAGGAATGTTGATTTTGTGTGTGCTGATTGCTTCGTAGTATCTTCTGACATATTCTAACCTTGTGTCTTTAGGGTATTTGGAAAACAATGTAGCAGCAATCATGATATACATCTGTTGAGGTGTCTCAAACAGGTAACCTGTGCTTCTATCTTGTACCAGATATTTATCGCATACTTGTCTTAAGCCTGCGTATGTAAACATATAATCTCTATCATGGTCAACGTATGACTCAATCTCTTCCCACTCTTCCTCAGTATATACTGTGAGTAATTCTTCATCATACATACCATGGTCTACACACTTACAAATATGATTGTAAAGTATAGGAGGTTTGTCTGGGTGGTATCCGAAGACTGCTTTCCTAAGACCAAACAGTAACAACCTTGCTGCAACATATTGGTAGTTAGGAGTGTCTAATGATATCAAATCATTAGCAGAGCGTATTAGAATCTCTTGGATGTCTTCTGTCTTAATGCCATCGTAGAATTGTATTCCACTATTCATCTCTACTTGAGATGATGACACACCCGCAAGGTCTTCGCATGCTAACTCAACCATTGCGTGTACTTTGTCGAGATTTAGGGACTCGACAGACCCATCTCGTTTAACAACACTGATTCCGTTGCTCATACTTTCTTCCAGTCTGTAAATTTAATTTGTGCTTCTAACCCTGAGTAGGTGTTTGATTTTATTATAGCATAGGGATTCTCCCCTGCTAATACCATATCATTAATGTCCTTCTGAATTAAATTCTTAGGCCAAATAACGATAGACTCTTTCGATTGGATACAAGATTGCATTCGTTGTACAATCTGTTTGTTTCTTGGCTCGTTGTCGAAGACCCAAATCCGTAAATCATATTGTAGATTCCGATGGTCGACATCGCTCCCACACATAGCAATAGCGTTGGGAAGAAAGCAGGAGTCAAAGGGACCTTCCGTGACATAAACGGTTTCATTTTTTTCAATTTTGTCTTGTCCAAATAATTTTAATTGGTCATCAAACATTACGGTGATGTACCGTAAGTCTGTATACTTCTCCAAAGAGCGACCCTGCACTCCAAACCACGTACCATCATCACTAATGAGTGGGATAATAATTCTAGGTTTGTCGTGTGTAATTTTTTCAAATGTTTTCTTATGGGTATTGACCCATGACATGAATTTATCAACGTAGTAGAAACGACTCAGTTGTGCCTCAGGTATCTTCCTATCCAGTAAATATTTCTTAGCTGGGTGAGAAGTATTTAGGTCTGAGATTCTTTGAGCAGACGGATTCTTTTTGAAGTTAGGTTTTGCTGATGGTATCTTTGGTGAGGGTGTATGTCTACCCTTACCAGTCATGCCTGACTTGTATTTTTCCATGACAAATTGGTCATGCAAATCAGGTGCTTGGTCTTTCAAGAAGTTACCAAGAGACCTACCAACACCACAGTTATGGCACTTGTAAATGTATTCTGATTTCTTCAGAAAAAAATACCCTCGTGCTTTACTCTTATTCTTCTGAGAGTCTCCGCAGTAAGGGCATCTGAAATTGTACAGTCCACGCTTGACATGCTTGTATCTGTCAAGACGTGAGCTGATTAATCGAATGTATTTGTCTTCGACGTAGTCCAATCTACCCTTTCTACTGTGGGTATCATACTTGTATTATTGGAAGCTGTCAAGCCTTGTAATATTCTTTGTCCTATAGGGCTGACAAGGAAGGATACAATGGTAAGACCTCCTGCTATTGACCACATCTTCTTCTCCATCAACCTAAGTCTATCATCTACCTTTCTTATATCTCTCTCGCATCCTTTCTTTATAGCATCTGTCTCTCTATTAACATCAGCAGA